TAGTGCATCTCTCTCCTCAGCAGTTCCTGCTAGTGCCTTAATGTTTGGATCTGTTCTTAATTGGGATTTAAATAACCTATTGATTGATCCCTTTTCAATTTCATTTGCTAAGGCAGGACTTGAATTTTTTATATCTTGATCTACATCTAGATACAATCTAGAAAAATCATCTCCTCCAAGTATGGCATCTCCACTTCCATCACGCGCAGCATTATAAAAAGTATATCCACTAGCGATTGTTTGTGGATTTGTTCCTTTTGCATCATCATATTGTATTAACTCTACTTCATACGTAGTCCTTCCGTCAGAGTTTCTAGTCTTAGATACTTTTGTCGCAACAAATGCTGTTTTTCTAACTCCACCATATCCAAATGCACCAGGAGCTTTTATCTGTGCAGGCACAGCACTAATCTTACTCGTTACGGTCTGCGACATTATACAGAGATCTTTTATTTATTTAGTATCATTTTTCCATATGGAATAGAAAGTAAATCATCTAGTTCTGTTGGATGAACAATGTAAACTTGACCAGCAAGTTCTGACCAAGTATATTGACGAGACTCTTGATGGTGAAAATTTAACCCACGAAATCCCCAACTAAAAATATCTGTTACTGCAACAAGTGGGTGTTGATCATATGTAATACCAGGAGTCTTTGCATTATAAACGAATGTGCATAACATACCGACATCAGGAATTGGAGTTACCGTATCCTTTAGAAGATCCATAATTTCAAGCATCATATCTTCTTGGTCATTCGTTCCATTATTAATGTTGTTTCCTCCTAGACGGCTCATTTAAGTCCTAACTCCTCTTCGGTAATGATTTTGAATTCTATTCGGTTATCTTTGCAAAATTCGTCAGCAGCTTTCCATTTTGCTTGATTGACCGCATACATGTTACACTCATAGATATATGATTTCGTCTGTCGTTTTGGTTTCTTTGGTGGTGCAGTTTGTTTTTTAGGTTTCACTTCAACCACATAGGTTTTAATTTTTCCGTTTGACTCTTTAACTTTAATTAGATAGTCTGGGAAATACCTATGAACACGATTGTCAACCGGCGAAACATATGGTATACTGAACTCTTCAGAAGCCCACGAAATAATATTATCATTTAAATCACACCATCTACAAAATCTTCTCTCCCAACTACTCCTACAAATAATGTTGTTGGGATTGCCCTTATACTTTTCTGGGTGAGATGGTTTATATCTACTCTTAATACTTTCTGCCATTAACTTGACTACATAATATACAAGTCAAAACTTATTTATAAATGGCTTCCGTCTCTGTAGCGCCAAGCTCACAAAAAATATCTCAAATAAAGAGTAAGTTATTAAATCCTGCCCTAACGTCACACTTTATGATCTATCTTGGTCTTCCAAGAGATCAGCAAGGTTTCAGACAATACATGGCAGAAAATGCTCTTGCTTTGGATCAAGAAAGATTACAATTATCGTGTTGTGATGCATCTCTTCCCGGATCTTCTCTTGCAACCACGGAGTTGAGGAATGATTTCACTGGATCAACTGAGAGGCATGCATATCGACGCATCTATCAAGATCGAATTGATCTCACATTTTATTGTGATGCAGAACAATATATGGCAATTAGATTCTTTGAATCTTGGATGAAGTTTATTATGAATGAAAGTGCATCCAGTGGTATATCTAATGAGAACTATTCATATAGAGTTAAGTATCCGAATGACTATAAAGGATGTGGATTAGAAGTTACTAAATTTGAGAAAAATATAAATCAAAAAAATTCTGTTGTTCCGCTTACATATAATTTTGTCAATGCATTTCCAGTGGCAATTACATCCATGCCAGTTTCTTATGAGGCATCAAACCTTTTAAAATGCACAGTTTCTATGAACTACACAAGATATTATATTGGTCCTGGTGGTTCTCAAAATGATTTATCTAGAGACACTGCAACTAGCCCATTTGCTTCTGCCTTCACTGAGGGTTTGGATTTAAATTTAAATCTTCCAAAATATGACAATATGGATTTCAATTTAAATAGTCCTGGTGGTCAAGCACAATTTAACTTCTTCCAAGGAGCTAATTTAGGATTGCCTACGTTCTCAAGTGAAAACAACATGTTTAGTTAGTTTTTCCCCAATAAATAATCATACTGAAAACCTATAAGACATTATGCCTTTACCAAAAATTGCAGCTCCTACATATGAACTTGAATTGCCATCAACTGGAGAGACTGTTAAGTTTAGACCTTTCCTTGTCAAGGAAGAAAAACTCCTTGTCATCGCCTTAGAAAGCGAAGAAACAAAACAAATTACGACTGCAATTAAAGCAGTAATTAAAAATTGTATTTTGACTAAAGGTATTAAGGTAGAACACTTACCAACTTTTGATATTGAATATCTTTTCCTGAACATTCGTGGAAAGTCTGTTGGTGAGCAACTTGATGTTAACATTGTCTGCCCTGATGATGGTGAAACTGAAGTAACTGTCCAAATTGATTTGGATGATATTAAAGTAAATCGAAGTGATGATCACACTAACAGAATTAAACTGAATGATGATCTCATGCTAGAGATGAATTATCCTTCGCTGGACCAATTCATCAAAAACAATTTTGAATTTAGTGAAAAGAATGCCATGGATCAATCATTTGATCTTGTCGCATCTTGTATGGGTAAAATTTATAATGAGGAAGAAGTTTGGGTTGCTAATGATTGTAGCAAGAAAGAACTATCGGATTTCTTGGAACAAATGAACTCTGCTCAATTCAAAGAGATTGAGAAATTCTTTGAAACGATGCCTAAACTTTCACATACTATCAATGTGACCAATCCAAAAACAAAAGTAGAGAGTGCTGTGCTCCTGGAGGGACTGGCAAGTTTTTTCGCCTAGCCCTAGTCCATATGGACTTGGGTAATTATTATAAACTTAATTTTGCTTTGATGCAGTTTCATAAATATAGTTTGACTGAAATTGAAAATCTCATTCCATGGGAGAGAGATATTTACGTTGGACTGTTACAGCAGCATCTTGAAGAAGAAGAATTAAAACGAAAGCAACAAGCATCTAATGGATGATACTGCAACCACACCGCAAATAAAATCTACCACAATATCTCCATCTAGGATGATGGGTAGAGAAGTTGGCGGTGCATCTGGTTCAGTTGGAAAGGAATCAAATATTGGGAAGTTATCAAGAATTTTAAGAATTACTCGCATCAAAGTAAATGATGTTGAAGTTAGAACAAAGGATCATGATAAAGGAATAAAAATAAATGCAGAAAAAATAACAAGAATAAAAAAAATACTCAAACAACAAAAAAGTGATCTAGCAGAAAAACTTAGGGGTCTTGATGAAGCTGCAGAACTTGCCTCTGTTGAGCAAGGTCTTGATGAAATTATTAAGACATTACAAAAAGAAAGAAAAGCAGAAGAGAAAGCAGCAGAGGCAGCAAGGAGAAAAAAAGAGAAAGATCGTGCTAAGTCCAGAGAGAAGAAGTTAGAGAGTGGATTAGGAAAAGGAATTAAGAAAGTTGTTGGAACAGTAGTAAAACCATTTAAGAGTATCTTTGATAAGATACTTGGTTTCTTACTCAATGTTCTCATAGGTAGAACCATTATAAAATTAATTGACTGGTTTGGTGATAAAGAAAATCAGAAAAAAATACAGACTCTATTCAGATTCATCAAAGACTGGTGGCCTGCACTAACTGCTGCTGTTCTTTTATTTGGAACAGGTTTTGGAGCATTGGCAGGAGGTATTGTATCAATAGTCGGTGGTTTTATTCCAAAATTATTATCATTAAGTGTAAAACTAGCAGCTGCCGTTGCAAAAAGTCCATTTGCTATTGGAGCAGGTCTTTTTGCTGCGGGTGCTGTTGTACCAGCATTGTTCCCTCAAACTGTAAAGGATGATGCTGATAAGCAAGCAGACAAGGCCGCAGGAGAGAAAGGAAATCAACAGGCAGCAGAGGATCTTAGAAACCAAAAAGGAGGTTTCTTTGACTTCCTTACGGGAGCAGGGCAAGAGAGAAGGGAGCAAGCACAAAGATTAGAGACTGGTGAAGAGAAAAGATATGGATTTTTTGGGGAACTAAATTCTGGTGGAC